CCAGTCATCGCTCGCCCCTGCTTCAGCGAAGTTTCGGGGACGATACGCGTGGTTTGACTTAGCCGCCATACCCGCCATCATCCGGTCACGCTTCGGGAGGCGACCATAGGCGCGACCAACCAATTACCGCCGACCCCGGGCCAGTACCGCGCCAAGCCGATCGACCCGCAGATCACGGGCATGATCAAGCGGACGGCCGGGGCAGTAGGCGGAGGTTCCGCAGGGCCTCAGGGCGCGCAAGGGGCACAGGGTGCTCAGGGACCGGCCGGCGATACCGGGGCTTCGGGACCCCAAGGCGCACAGGGCGCGGCGGGCGACACCGGTTCGCAAGGAACCCAGGGTCACACCGGGGCTCAGGGAAGCCAAGGCGCTACGGGAGCACAAGGAGCGCAAGGCGACACTGGTGCGCAGGGAAGTCAGGGAGCGACGGGAGCGGTCGGAGCCCAAGGTAACCAGGGAGCAACTGGAGCCCAGGGCGCACAAGGAGCAACTGGGGCTCAAGGAAGCGTCGGAGCCCAAGGCGATACCGGTGCGCAGGGGGCTCAGGGCCACACCGGAGCGGTTGGCGCGCAAGGGGCAACAGGAGCCCAAGGCAGTGTTGGCGCTCAAGGCGTCACAGGCACGCAGGGAAGCGTGGGGGCGCAGGGTGTAACCGGAGCGCAAGGGGCCGTAGGCGCTCAGGGGGACACCGGGGCTCAGGGCGCACAAGGCCACACTGGCGCTCAGGGTGCAGTTGGTGCGCAGGGCGTGACGGGCAGCGTAGGAGCGCAAGGTGTCACGGGGGCGCAAGGCGCGGGAGGGGCTCAAGGCGTTACTGGCGCTCAGGGTGCGGCGGGCGCCCAAGGAGCCACAGGTGCGCAAGGTCCCCCGGCCGCGCTAAGCGGATCGCGCTTCATCGCCGGTTCCGCGTTGACGCAGAACTTCAATACGACCGGCGACATCGCGATTGCGTTGACAGGTCCGGCCAGCGGCAGATGGGCCGTATCGGCGTGCATCCTCACAAACCCTTCTGCGACACCCACCAGCGCCAAGATCGGGTTCTACACCGCAGCCAGCGCGGGCGGCACCAATCTATTCGGAGGCGCGGCCACAATTACTACCCTCACCACTGGGGGTATCAGTGAAATCTGGAATACCTACCAACTTGGTACAAGCGCTTCTACGACCATCGCCTACACCTCGTCGAGTCAGACGCTCTACTGCCACCTCTCGATAGCCAACGGATCGGCTCTGACGGTCGATATCTACATCGAGGGAATAATCCTGTAAGGGGGACCAAATGGCCGCCAGTTATCGACAGCTAGCAAGAGCGGGGGGCCGGGCCGGTGATAACCCCCATTACACCGAAGGTTCGCCGTCGCTGCTGTCGCTTGAGCCGGCTGATGTTCCTACTCCAGCAAATGATCGTCAGGCAAATAAAGAATGGGAAGCGATCTTCCAACACCTTGAAAGCAGATTTCAAGCACTGTATACATGGCGATTAGCGTGGTGGACTACTTGGGGTCAGATCGCTCGTTACATTAAACCGAATAGATATTACCCGTTTGTCGTGGCGAACGTCTATAATAGTGGACTCCGCCAGGACTTCAATATTGTAGACAGAACCGCCTCCATCTGCGGCGACATCTGCGCGGCTGGCCTCGCTTCGCTCTTGACTGACCCTGATCGCGACTGGCTGGAACTAGGCCCCGCCATCCCGAACTTCGAGCTCGATCGCGAGGGGGCGAAGTACTACGACGACCTCAGCGAGCGGCTGAACTTCATCTACGACCATTCCAACTTCTACGAGGCGCAGGCGCAGATTTACGACGACCTGACGCACTTCGGCACCGCCCCTTGCATCGACTACGAGAACGCCGAGACGATCCTGCACGTCTTCACGCCCTGTGCGGGGGAGTATCTGCTCGGGACAGGCTTCGACAACGGCGATGAGGTGTTCAACCGCGAGTTCCGGCAGACCGTCTCGGCCTCGGTGGAGATGTTCGGGCTGGATAACTGCCCGCCCGACTTGCAGGAGATGTGGAGAGGCAAGGGCGGGGCGCTGGAGTACCAGAATGTCATCCGCCATTCGATCGAGCCCAACTTCCCGGTCCTCTCCGGGACGAACGAGAGCGTGGGCGTCGTTCCGGGCGACTTCACTTGGCGGGAAGCCTACTGGGTGGCGGGGCGCAAAAACTTCAAGCCGCTGAGCCTGACCGGCTTCCATGAATGCCCGTTCGCTGCGGCGAGATGGAAGACGCAGTCAAACGAGGCTTACGGACGGGGCGTGGGCGAGGATATGCTGGGCGACTGCATCCAGTTGCAGCTCGAGACCCGCCAGAAGGCCCAGTCGATCGAGAAGGTGAACGACCCGCCGATGGGCGCCGACCAGGCGCTGATGAACCAGCCGGCCACGACCCGCCCCGGCAAGATCACCTACATGAACACGACGAACGGGGAGAAAAAGTTCTTCCCGCTCTACGAGATCAAGCCTGACATCCCGGCGATCAGCGCCGACATCAAGCTGATCCAGGACCGCCTCAGCCGGTCGGCCTACAACGACGTCTTTCAGATGCTGATGACGCTCCGCTCGCAGATGAGCCTGAAGGCCGACCTGACCGCAACCGAGGTCGAGCGGCTGACGCAGGAGGTGATGACCCGGCTCGGGCCGATGATCTACCGCGTATACGGAACGCTGGAACAGCGGGTGAAGCGGCATCTGGCGATCATGCAGCGCCTTGGCCTCATGCCCCGGAAGCCTGCCTCGCTCCGGGGCGTCCCCTTGCGCATCTCGTTCGTCTCCCTGCTGACCGAAGCCCGGCAGGCGGTGAAGACCGAGTCCATCGCCCGTACGGTGCAATTCGCCGGGGCCAACTCGGGCGCATGGCCGGAAGCCAAGTTCGCCATCGACTTCGTAGAGGCGCTACGGCAGTTCAACAAGGGTGTGCGCGGACCGCCCAATATCGTGCGCGAGGAGGCGGAAGTTCAGAAGCTCATCATGCAGGAGCAGAGGAACCAAGCCCTCGCGCAGGCTACCCAACAAACGCTTCCGGGGGCCCGCGCTGCGGAAGCACTTTCCAAGACCTCGCTCGCGCCGGGTTCAGCACTCTCAGCACTGGTGCAGCCGCCTGGACAGCAGTAGGAAGGCGCATGACCGAAGCCCGTACCAAGGAGCGGCTCATGGACGGATCAGGGCTCGGCTCCTCGACGCCCGTCCCCCGCGATCCACCGCTGGTTGAGGCGACGTCTGCCCCGGAGTTCTACGCCGACAGCTTCGCCAGCCTCGTCGTCATCAACGGTGTTGCCAAGCTTGCCTTCATGAGCGTGAGCAACGGCCCCGGCGAGCAACAGCGGCGCATCATTGCCCGCCTGACGCTATCGCTTCCCGGCGTGGTGGAGTTGCACGGCGCGCTCGGCCAGCTTGTCGAGCAAATGAAGGCTCAGGGGGTGATGCAGACGCCGTGACAAAGATGGCCAGACCGCCGTGGTACGTCCTGTTCGTGCTTTGGGTGTGGCAAACCAGCCGCGACATAGAAACCGAGGTGGACATCCTCTGGCTGAATATTCGAAACATGATCAAGCCAATGTCCGAAGAGGAACTGATCCGCTGGCGGGATAAGACCAAGTGAGCGGCCTAACCGAAGCGGAGGTCCTCGACCGCCATCGCCAGTCCCTCGGCGAGGCCCGTTCGATCTGCCATCGCCTCGGCTCGCAGTTAGACCCGGACAAGGCCGAGCCCCGCGGCTGGCTCTACGCAGCGCTCAAGGATCACCTCGGCCGCTTGGAAGGCACCTGCCGTCAGATGCACTACTTCCGCGAGGACGCCCGCTGGCTCCGCCTCGGCATCCAGTACGCCAAGCTCGCCCGCTCGGCCCAGAGGCACTTCATCGCCCAGCGCTGGGGCGCGTTCACCAAGATGATGCCGATCTTTGAGGCGGGGCTGCGAAGCGTCGCGGACCTCGCCGAGCAGAAGACGGGCAAGATCGGGCCGGTGCTGCCGCAGCGACCCTCGGACTGGTTGATCCTGCCGGCCCATGATCCGTTCGCGGGCCTCAAGAGAACGCTGAACTAGCCGCATCGGCTATTGCATTAGCGCGATGGCGCGGGCTAGTGTGAGGATATGGTTCACCGCCTCGAAAACCCCAACGAGCCCCGCAACGCAGTCGGCCTTGCACCCATGACGGCCAGCCTTCGCTATCGCTGCGCCTGCGGCAATCAGGAGTTGCTGAACATCCAAGTCGTCTTCGACAGCGAGACCGACGAATGGCGGTTTGTCGAAACGATGAAGGCGCTCTGGCGCGACATGCAGACGGAAATCGCTCAGCATTTGCAGGTACAGGATGCGGCGTGATGCTGGTCGCCTTCAAATGTCGCTGCATGACTGCGGAGCGGAGCGTCACGGTCCCTGAGCGCCGCTTCGGCGAGCCGGTCGAGATATGGCGCAAGGGCTGCCTCGACAACGCGATCTACCTCGCCCATCGGCTCATCTCCCCCGCCTGCATATCTCCCGAGACAGAGTATGTCCGCTGCCCACCGAACGTGGCCCGCGACCTCGGTATCGGGGCGCCCACACCGCTGAAGGGACTGGATGCGTGACGCCGCTCAACCACCAGATCACGCCGCTCTGTCTCGAAATCCTCCTGCACTACTTTTGGTCGTCTGAGGACTACCAGCAGGGCGACTTCAGTGCGTTGGCTGTGCGCGAGGCAATCGATCACTTCCGGGATCGCACGAAGATGCTGGAGGCAGTCCCCGATGAGTTGCGTCACCGCACCTACAGGCTCACGGCCCGCGGTCACGCGTACATTGAGCACATCCTGAGCATCCCGTTCCCTGAATGCCGGTGGGAGATTCCCGAGCCGGTTGCGCCCATCGCCTTCCCGGCCGGGGTCGATCCTCGGCCCGGCTCCGTGAGCTACATGCGATAATGCAGACCGAGCGCCAACTCTACGAGAGCGGCTATTCGGTGCGAGAGATCGCCGCCATGCGCGGATGGGGCCTATCAAGGACGCTGGACCGTCTGCGCTGGCAGGGCTTCACGCCTCGGCCAACAGGCCGGCAGCCGCTGGGGTCTGATGACGAGAAGGTGAAGATCGCCAAGGGGATGCGTGAGCACGGCTTGACCTTCCGGCAGATCGCTAGAGCGATGGATGTCTCGCCTTCGCAGGCTCACAAGTACGTCGCGCGGGCCGGCGGTTGAGCTTCGAAGACCCGTTCGAGCTTGAAAACGACCTCCTCGGCGTCCAGCAGCAGTCGCCCGAGGAGCAGGAAGCCGTCGCGAAGAAGGCGCAGGAAGAACGGGAGCTAAAGCGGGCCTTCCTCGTCTCGC